TTAACATCTTTGAGAATGATGTCATCGACTTTTCTCACCTCGTCAATAAAACGGTTGGCTGTTAGTTTTGTCTTTTGATACAATGGAACGTCCTCGATGAAATCCGCTATTACAGGAAGCAAAGCCACTACAATAAGTAGCTTCGCTTGTTGTTCAGGTGTTGGTTGTTTACTCATATCATATCGAATAAAGTAGGAACATTTATTTTGTATTCAATTGACTTTAAATAAAATAATCCATCATCATAATAATCTGGATTTAATTCAACTGAAATTGCATTTCTACCCATTTGAATAGCTTTATAAGCCGTTGAAAATAAACCTCCAAAAGGATCATCAATAGTATCACCATTCATGGTAAATCTATTAATTAATCGCTCAATAATATCCAATTGCAAAGGACAAATATGTTTCTCTTTTTTACGGTTAGCTTGGTTAGTATTCAAAGTATTCATTCTATCGATGTCAGTCCAAACCAATTCATTATTTGAATGATTGGGCAACGTCATAAAAAGACTACTCAATTTCTCTTGTTTTTCTAATTGTTCACACACATCTAAATGTTCTTTGAATGAATAAATTTCATTCATATTATGTTTTTTCCAATAATTGCAAATCTTTGCAACTTCCATTTGTTTAAGTTCTTCAAACGAAAAGAAACGATTACCGTCAGACTTCCAATAAGCATGTGCATCTAGTTGCCAATTTGCACGTGTATATTCTTCTTTTGTTTTTTGACATGGTTCATCTGCATAAGCGTTATTCATTTCGCTTGGAGCTTTTCTAAATAACAAAATATATTCGGGTAAACCAACGCCCATTTTTGTAGCATCCTTACATTGTTCCGTCCATCCCAATCTATATGTTTGATTATTTTCGCGAACAACATCAGTGGTTACTGTTATTTTTCCAATTAAATAAAAACCATGTTTAATAAAATGCGCAACTGTTTTTCCTGAAAAATCATCAATTGTAGTGAATGAAGTTCCGTTTTGATATGAATATCTAATACGATCTTTAACGTGTATCGCTGCAATTTTACCCGGTTTCAATGTGCGTAATAAATTTGGAGTTAAAAAGTCCATTTGTTTAAAAAAGTTTTCATTACCGTGATTATGCCCCATGTCATTATAATTATCTGAATATTCGTAATGATCACCAAATGGAATAGATGTTAAAATCATATCTGTTGAATTTGATTCCATTTCAGCATGAAGAGTTACAGTATCTTCATTAAAAACTTTTGCGCCAGCTATTTGTGCGCTTCTTCGATTGTTAAAAATTTGTCTTTTCATATCACTTTTTATTTTATCAATATTTAATCCGTATTCTCTAACTAGATTTATCATTTCGGTTTGTAATTCAATGTGATTTTTCCATTTGCTTTTTAGTGCTTTTAAAACGTCTTGTTCATTTTGCGTATAAATAGCATAAACATTAACTTCTTTTGTCTGTTTAAAACGATAGCATCTGTGAATAGCTTGAATAAAATCATTGAATTTATAATCAATTCCAACAAATACCATATTATTGCAATTGTGTTGAAAATTACATCCTGAGCCTGCTATTTTAGGTTTAGTTGAAAGAATTTGATATTTACCATGTTTAAAATCAATTAACAAGCTTTCCTTTTCATCATTTGTTTGTGAACCATAAACCGATTTTATTTTAAAATCAGAAAATCTACGATTCAATTCAGCTCTTTCAGATTCCAAATGGTGCCATAAAATCCAGTTGTCATTTGGTTTTTCATTTACAATTTCAAATGCTTTATCAATTCTAATCCCAATTGATTCAGATTTTTCACGACTTACATCAACAAGACTTTTAGTAGTATCTTTAAATAAAACCCTTTCACCTCGTTTATTAAGTATTTCTGCATCTGTTAAATTTTCAACTAAAATTTCATTAAAATTTAATTTAGGTAACAAATATCCAGTATCGTCATATCCTAAATCGCTAGGTTTATTTATAAAAACCGCCCATGTTGAAACCCATTTCCAAAATTCTTCTTTTTTGTTTGGATAAAGTGTAAGATGTCCAGCTTTTGTACTATCTCTTTGAAAAAACCTAGTAAGTGCATGACCTCGATCAATTACACCCATATAATCAGCGTAATTAAGTATTTCTATAAAATCATTTGGAGTTGGAGTTGCTGTTGCTACAAATCTGTAATTTACATTTTTAAAATGTTTCAATACATAATTTGTTGTTTCTGTTTTTAAGTTCCTTAAAATACTAGCTTCATCAAATGAAACACCTCCAAATAATTCAGCTGTAACATCTCCTTTTCTAATTCGTTCGTAATTGGTAACGTAAACAATATCTTTTGAAACATCTGAAACTAAGTCACTATCTGTAATATATTGAATAGTTTTTTCTGGATAAAGAAACTGCAGGTCATCTTTAAATTCACCTACAACACCTAACGGCATACAAATTAAAAACGGCTTATTTGTTATGTTTGAAATTTGAACTGCAATTTCTAATTGCATGACTGTTTTACCTAGTCCAAAACTTGCAAAAATTGCCCTACGACCTCCTTTAATTGCCCATGTAACAATGTCTTTTTGATGTGGTAAAAGTTTTGAATTAAGTTTACTTTCATCAAAATCAGTATAACCGTAATCGCTAGCAATTACAATTTTACTCTCTAAAAACTCTTTGTAATCCATAAATTTTAATGTTTAAATAAAACCCCCGTACTGATAGCCACAACCACGAGGCATTTCAATACGAGGGTTTAAGTTGTTAATTTTTCTCATTGGTGGTTGTAATTTGAAAGCAAATATAATAAATTTTTATTTATATTCTAAAAAATTTATCTCTTTTAAATTTTTTGTTTGAATCATTTTTCAGTCTTTATCGAATACAGTAAAAAAGAAATCCGCATTTTCAAGAAATGTTTGTTTGACCGATTTTGGTTTGTTCTTTTTTTCTTCATTTCACACTTTTAAAAGTGACTGTAAAAAACGATGCTTTGAAACTATCCGAGTTTTTCTGGTGAAATTCTTGTAATCATAAATGCAACCCAACTGATTTGAAACTTTCAATTCCATTTTCGGAATCCTTTGATTAATCAAATACCACTTTTTAGGTGGCACTAATTCAAGTCTTATCTTTCGATCACTAAAAAACACAATTGAATAATCTGTCCCGGTTAACTCTTCGGAAATTACCAAAAGAAAAGAAACGTCAGATTCAATTATCTTTTCAATCATTTGAATGATTCTCTTTTGAATTGTAGTCTTTCACAGTGGCTTTATTTTGGCAACACTTTACAAATATACCGTTAATTGTTTTTGACTTACAGTAACCGCCAAAACAATTACACTCGTTAAATGTTAAAGAATCTATTTCATTAAGCTTACTTTTCCAGTGGTATTTTGGATCTATTATATCTAAATCGTAGTTTGTGTTCATAGTTATGGTTTTCCAATTACAATTCGCTGCTCATCACCTAAAGCATTTTCGACAATAATTGCTTTAAGTGTTCCAATTTGCCATTGACCATAAGTAACCTCATGTGTTTCCATATTAATTCTTAATGGATCGTTTATAATTGGAGTTTTTGAACAATCTGTTTTAACAGGTTTAATGTCGTTTGAACATCCGTTTTTCATCTTATTCTGATTTAAAGGTTTTATTGTAGTATCTTTTTCCGTCATACCAATTTACTTCGTTATATTCTGAATACTCATATGGATTATTTTGACCGTCGTTATATGAGTTTTCTATTTGCATTTCAAACTTATTATTAGCTTCCTTAAGTAATTCACTAAATTTTTCATCTGAAACCCAACCATTTTCACGCGATTGCATTAATTGATTAGCAAACCATAAAACCGCTGTTTCTTGCTTATTTCGATTTGCAAAATTTCGTTTTAACATTTCAACTTCTTCTTTACTTACTCCCCATCCAATTTTACTTTCTAAATCACCATGTAAAATTGAATATCCTTTTGGAAGAGTATCTGGAATATTTCGACAATTAAAATACCAACTTTGATCTCCTAATGTTTGAGGAACTGCCAAATCAAATTCAATTCCATAGTGTTTTGGTGGATGTGTTTCTTCGTAATTTTCCACATACCAATTTCGTCTTAAATTAATCATTTTGCTTTTTTGTTTTTGACTTAATAAATATTGCTCTCCTTTTTCGGTTATTTCAAAATCGCCACGGCAACCACAATTACACCCATCAACTAAACCTCTTTTAATTAATATTCTCATCTTTGAAAGAATTAGTTTTTCATGAGGTATGTTTTTTGGCATCGCTTGCCTAACATCGTATTTATCTTCAAAATACCAATTACACCAATGACCTTTGTTTTTTAAAAGAAATTCTAGTATTGGAATATCTGGAATGTCTTTACATTGCATTTTTGTCGCTTTTTATTTCATTTAACGCGTCTTTTTTATCTTTTTGATATATGCTTTCATAAAATTGTTTTTCAGCATTCAAAAGCGATTTAGCATAGTTCTTTGCTATCAATGCGCCAGTATCAAATTTACAATTGAATTGTTTATGTTTTTCAATGTGCATTTCAATTTGTTCAATAAACAATTCCAAAGGTGTAAATACTTTCACGGTTTCTGTCTTTTTAACTCGCAAATTCGCAAATAAAGTTCAAAATTAAAATGTCCTGAACGCTTCCAAAATTCGATTTGATGTAATAGTGTTATCATGACCTTAATTTTTTATAAAGTGAGTAAACTATTGCAGGTAAAAATACAATTGCAACGTAGGTAATTTTACCAATTAACTCCATAGGTATTTCAATTGTTAGCATGACTTTCTTTTTTTAAAAATTAGTATTGATTTTTGTTTTGAGTTTTTGCGAATAGCCAACGCATGTAAAAACTTTTCATCTGTTTTGGCGTTAACTGATTGCTGAATGAAATTAATCTCGTCAAAGTGATTAATCGTAAGTGTTTTAATCATGTCGCACCGTTCGCCTTGTAGGTAACCGTGCAAATCATAATCATTCAAGTTGACATCTCGCATTTCAATTGGAAAAGTCAACGATACGTTAAAAGAATTCATGTGGTTGTGTTTTAATGTTTGAACAAAACTAAGTATTATTTTCTAATTAACAATAAAAATTTATTTATTATTTAAAATAATTTCTTTTTTTAGCAATAAAAAACCCCCGAATCAATCAAGAACGGGGGCAAACATTAAAACTTAGCTATGGAATTAACTAGAATTTGAAACAAATATAGTTATTTCAAACGTTGTAACAATACGCGCCCGATAATTTTTCCAATTGTTTTAATAATACTTTTTTCAGCATCCACCTTAACTTCAGTTCCATTTTCAGTTTTTTCAACTGAAACATCCAAATTTTTGGAATCGTAATCTAGTTTTATATTTCCGTTTTCTCTTTCAAATTTAACATCTACATTTTCAGTATCGATATTTATTTTAGTGTTTTTCTTTGCCATTTTTATTTTTCGTTTGTTGTTATTACTCCTTTTGGTTCTAAAAATACTTTTCGAACGTTTGCAGGTTGTGCAATTTTCCACAGCGTTCTTCGTGCTTTAAATAATCGTGTTTTTGCAATACGTGAAACACTTACCGAGTTGCCTTGGTTACCACCTAAAACATGATAGTGAGTTTTGTCTTCACCTACATAAATACCTACATGACCACCGCCATCTCTTTTGAATGTTAAAACATCACCTAACATTGGTTCAGTTGGTTCAAATCCCCATGTTGCCCATGATAACGCCCACAAAGGTTTAGAAACTACGTCTAATCCCGCCATTTTGCATACATACGCAATATATAAACCACACCATGGAATCTCATCTGAATTATAAACTTTGTCTAAGCATAGTTCACGCGCCCAATTTAAGATTATAGGGTTGTGTTGTTTACCTTCGGCCTCTTTAACTCCTATATGTTTAATAGCTTGTACTAATAAACGTGGTGCGCCCTCATTATATAACCAGTCGTAACTCATTTTTTTACAAAGTATTTATAGTGAAACCATGCAGCCCAGCAGAAAATCATGGCAAAGCTTACATGAATTAAAACAGACGCATTATTTGAGCAAGTTAAAGCATCAAATAAGGCACCTGATGCACCTAATGAGAGAGCTATTCTTACAAATCCACGCTCCAAAAAACTAAGTTTCTGAATAGTTCCGTTTTCTTGATACACAAAATACAAAAAGAATACCAGACTAATTGCAATAATTAAGTCCGATATGTTATTGATTATTTTTACTGCTTCCATTTTTCTCAGCTTTTTCAATTAAATAATCACTCACAAACTCAACACCTTTTACGCCTAAAAATCCAAGTATAAATGCAACGCTCATTTCATATTTATTGTCTAAGCGAATTACATCTATAATTATTGGAGTTATGTAGTTCGCACTTGCGACCCCTGTTATAATAGCAAAGAACGTTGTTTTAAGATTATTCTTTTGTTTCTTTCCAATAAGAATTAACGAGCCGAAAAATCCTGCTACGCTTATCCCTATATTAAATCCGATTTCTTGTAGTATGTGTTTCATTCGAATGGTAGTGGTGTTGGTTTTGGTATAAATTCACTTAATGGTATTTCTAATAAATAAGCGTATTGAGTTGAACTAATATCCGCTTCATCTTGTTCACTTAAAAATAAAAAAT